AGAAGCAAACTTCAAATTCTTGTACTTCTCTGCGTCAAGAATACACTGGCACGTCGGGCAAACTGTTGGTGGAGGACTCGTCAGAATTGAACTGCACGCGGGGCAACGCGAATTACCAATCTCGGTAGTTGCGTATACCCATTCACGTTCAAGATTCAATTGTCTTGCGGCTAGGCGTTGGACGTCCGCAATAACATTGTGCTGATGAAAGTTCTGCCAATCTGAGTCTGCCCGACGCACCAAACGCTGGAACCATCGCGTCTGATTCGCAATATGCTTACTAAGTTCAGCAGCGTGGTTCTTCTTAATATCTTCCTTCGTGACGTGATTCCAAACCCAGAACAATCCCGGCAGCGCGTTCGTCGGCGTATCGATTTCAATCTGCGCAACGATGAAGTCCTGAACAATCGCTTCCGCAAAGATTGAAACCGGCTCGGGAATGGTTCGACTGCCACGTTCCGAGTCTAAGTAAAGCGCGTATGCGTTATCTGTTACATGTAAGATAACGAAATCATTCAGGGGTGCTGGTGGAATCACTACGTGCGGAAACACCAGACCCGGCTTGAATTCCCGAATTTCCCTCGGGACTAGGGACACTACTGTCGCATCTGCCATTGGTATTTTCCTTGGGATTGACGATAGCTTCACCGACGTGAAGCTTAATCGAGAGAACGGAGCACTCGTCGCTCAGAAACTGGTGAAGTTTATCAACCTGTGACTCGTAGAAATCCAACTCTTCTTTTACGAGGTCACGCTTTTTGCGTTCACCAAATAACTGAACATGCACGAATGAGAGAACGGCATCTTCTGAAACCGTCATGGGATGCCCATTAGGTTTACGAAATATGAAGATGGGTTCGTACGAGACATTGCGTCCCGGTAACAACTCAGCGTTGGGACCGCTGACAATCATTAACTTCTCAATGGCCCAAAAGGTGCCATCAAGATAGTTATATCTCGGCACCTGAACCACATCGCCGTTATAATCCCGGCGGTACTCAAGCTCGTTCGTTCGAGCTAGCCTGAAGATTTGGTCCCCGCCTAGCTCACCGAAGTATTGCTTGAGCTTTCGGTTGATATAGACGTCGTTCACTAAACCCCCCTCACTTCTTATTTTTCTTCTTCGGTGGCTTACCAATGATTAAGTATCCATCTTTATCCATAGCAACTGGAGTCGACTCCAACTTATAGAAGTCGTCAGGTGACTGCCATTCACTATCTAATGGAGTAGCAGTTCCTGGCTGATTCGCCATCATATTGGGTTCCCACTTCTCCCCATAGTCAGGAGTTTTGGGAATCCGTTCATATACTGCAAATGGGGTTCCAACATTCTGCATAACCTTCTTAGCGGCCCAATTTGCAGCATCACCTAGGAAGCCCATCTTTTGCTTATCAATTAGTTTAGCTTTGGTATCAAAATCCCAAGTATCATATACACTAGTGTATTTATCATTCTCAGTTGTTGTATATTGACCTAAACCAGCTACATTAGGAACACGATAATCGGGCAGTTCTTTCAATGGAGTTTGGTCTGGAACACGCCGAAATTCCATATTCGGAGGATTCCTCATATTAGTAGGTCTCAAAGGCTGCTTAGGAATGATATCCCGTTCAGGATGTAGATACTGTTCAAGGTATACCCTATCATCCCCAAGATAATTACCGCCCTTACCAGAAGCCCACTTGACGCCCTTTTCAATTAAGCCTTCACGCATGTCAGCTGGATGATAATCTCTATCACGATTCATGATAGGTGGAGGCCCGGGGTCAACGGGACTTGCACCAACGACATCAACAGTTTCCTGAGACGTTAAGGCTCTGTTTTCACGTGGACCAAATAGCGTCCGCGCGTTCCACGGGTCCTGATATGAGTTCTCGCCAACCCTATAAAGATAATCGTAATCGTCGTCGTTTGGCATGGCGATTAAAAGGGGAGAGCTTTTTAGTTCTCTCCCCTTCCCTAGCTAAATCAATAACCTGCCGGAATTGCGAGGTTATCGATGTACGCGTTTTCCTGCGGGTTCGAGGTGAACAGATTCCACGAACTCACAAGGTACAGCAAGGTGGACGTAACAACCGCGCCCTGCGAATCGCGAACCTCGAATAACTTACGGCCATCCGCGGTGTAGAAACCGGGTGGCTTGAGTTCCGCGCGGCCCCACGAATCCATATTCAGGAAATCGATTCGGCGCTTGTCCCACTTGAATGACTGCTGGACTGGCACGCCAGCCATAGTCATCTTTCCGCCGAAGTACAAATCCATTCCCTGAGAACTCGTCGCGTCCTTATCAATCGTGGTAACGAGCATACCGAGCGATTCATACGCTGCGGCCTGCGCGGGATGCAACCACGCCTTGATGTTTGGCTTCTTCGTCGTTCCACTTCTATCGCCAAGCAAATTCAATGCAAGGCGCGGGAATGGAAGACTCAGACCAGAACCGCCAGCATCAACACGGGAAGCACGGATTGCAGGAGTCGTGGACCTCACGAATCCTAACCAATTGCCCACCGTGGAATTGCTAACGTGATACGGAACACCAAGCAACGAAATCGGATTCGGGCCAGAAACGCCTTCCACGACAATCTTATCGCCGACTGCCACGCCACCCGGAATCGTAGCAACACGAATCGTGCGGGTTGGAACGTCACGGAAAACAATCTCTGGTTCATCGCCAGCGACCGTCTTTTGCGCCAAGGCCGAAGAATACAGGTTAATCCGCTGACCTTCCATCAGCAGCTTAACACCGAAATCCTGGTCCAACACAATCGTATCGAAACCGCCGGCATTCGAGGTAGCCGTTACGGTACCGAGTACACCGTTCCCACCCGTCATGCACATACTATCCATATGCGCACGGAAGTGAGGCATCGCAGCGGCCATGTTCTTATTGAACGTGTTGATGACCGCTTTCGAGTCCGAGTTAGTTGCCCACTCAGACTTCTTCGTCCATTCCAATGCGTATCTAAAGTCAACCGTTGGAACGACGGCATTCTCGTAACGCGGACCAGAACCACGTCCGAGGCTTCCACCATCCGGGTTATACTGTCCGAAGTAACCACCCGGTGCAAACTGAATCGGGACTTTCATATCCCGAGCGTTTACAGGCGTTGCGTCGGTAGACTTTTCAATCTGAGAATAGAAGGTGTCCTCAACTTCATAGAGGACTTCAATCTTCTTCTCAATCTTCTCTAACTGTGTCGCAAGGACATCAGCGTTATTCTGAGGATTCAGAGGAATCGGCACGTTACTCTCCCGGGGCTAAACGTTAGCTTTTGAGAAAGTCCAATTCCGACATCTTTCCGGATTTCACAGCACTCACGGTTTCCCTGTTCACATTCACTCGACCGGACGAAACTTTCGAATCAGAGCCGGTGGCACGCTTATGTGCAGCGGGACGCGCTTTGCTGTTACTTCCCTTCAAGGCCGCGGAACGAACCTTCTTGATGATATCAGGGAGTGCTAACTTAGCGCGCGACAGATACGCGGACTTCACTCTGTCCTTCCACTCCGTACTATACCTATTGTTTGCAGCTTGCTTTAAAAGCCGTTCCATATTGGAACGATGTGCTGGGTCGTCTCGAAGGACGCTTGCGAGTTCGTCCATGATATCCCGCGTAATCGAGCGACTCAAAAACGGACTCACATCTTCTGGTAGATTCTTTCCAACGATAGTGGTGATTCGCTTGGAAGAATCCACCAAGATAGAATCTACAAAGTTCTGATGCTGCCCCCGGAGAATCTCCTGATTTTCCCGCTGTAAGCGTTCCTTCTCAGGGTCGTTCCGGGGCTCTGGTGCAGGAGCGGACTTCGGTGGGTCGTCTACCTTATCATCACCAAACATCCACTCGTGTACGTTAAGTGCTGAGTTCATGAGATTGTTATTCCCATTTCGCTTAGCATCATTAAACGCAGAGCGAATCATGTGCTTGATAACAGGTTCGGTGACTGCCTGAAATGCTGGCTTCGACTTTGTAAACAGCGCAGGCAGAAAATCATGTATGAATTTCCTTTGCTTGTTTACATCGTACTCGCCCAGCAATTCAATGAAGTCACCGGGGTCCGCTTGACTTATTCGCTGCTCACCGGCCTTGAGCCTGTTAAGCTGCTCGTAAGATTCCCGCGCGTCTTCGACAGTGGGGTAAAGCTTACTGTAGTCCCGTTCGCGAAAGAAAGTTTGTCGGAGTCCGGGGAAGTCTTTGAAGATTTTAGGATACTTTCCGACAAGTTGGCGATATGTCGGTTTACCGTAGCCAGTGCCAATCTTCTCATCCGATTCTTCGTCTTCCGGCTCGGCCTCTGATTCCTTCTCTTCGTCATCGTCTTCTTCACCCTCATCAGCGGGTTCTTCATCAGTTTCGACATCATCATCTAAGATAATGTCATCATCTGATTCTGCTTCTTCCTCGGGTTCGGATTCCTTTTCCGATGGTGCAGCCTTCGCTGGCTCATCATCGATGCCTTCAAGAATCCGTAATTCATTTCCCCGAGTATCTTCGATTGGGTTACCCATTTACTGGTGCTCCACTCGGGGGTGGCGCATTCGGTTCTGCTGGCGTAGGCGCATTCGGTGGTGGACCTTGACTTGGCTGACCGGATTGCGCGTTTGCCATCGCCGGATTCGTTGCCCCGGAATTCATAGCTTGCACATGCTCATTATGGTGTGCAAGGATTAATGCGTATACTTTTGGCTGATTGAGCTTCAGCCCCTGCCCCTCTTTACTTTGCAGGAAGGACTTACAGATTTGAGCTTCTACCGCATGGTCATCAATAATTGGGTCAACCTGTACGGGGCTAACAACTTCCCCGGTGGCCGAAATTGGACCCATATCATCTGAGTCCTGACCCAACGTAATCATCTGAAGAATCTCTCGGAACTGTTTGGTTCTCGATTCATCTCCCGGAATCTTCAGGTCTGGTAAACCGCTCAGACGCTGTAACATATGTGAGTTTTCGGGGCTGTACAACACAGCGTTGATTTCGTCAGAATTGAGTTTCATCAACTCCATAATGATATCACGCTGCTGGCCCCAACTCATTGGTAACTGATTGCCGGCGCTCGGTTCAACGTGTCCGATTCGACCCTGCTGCGCATCCGCTTGAATCGTTAAGTTAAGAAACTCACCCGGTCCGATTTGTGCGGTGTACCGTTCATCTTCTAGTAAGGAGTCAACGTAGATAGGTACGCACTTGCTCATCACCTTTGCATACCATCGCGTTGATGCCTTGTGGATTAGACTAAGCCTTTGAAGGGCCTGCTGTCTTGAGGCCGAGTATTCAGCGTAAGTCTTTGACCCACCCTGCATCGTTCCGCCGTAGATACTAGGGAACGCACCAACTAACAGCTGCATGTACTGCTGATTCTTGGAATCGAACTTATCGATTTCCTGACTCATTGTTGCAGTACGTGTTGTAAAGAACCCTTCTCCCATCGCCCTGCCAGCTAACGCTTTTGCCTGCGTTACCATTCCGGGCTTACGCCGTGTCTTTGAGTACTGGTCGAAGTCCAGCACCTGTGGGTCTGCGAAGGTTTCAGGAATTGCCTGACCCATCGTATCCACAGTTAAGTTGACGATATCATTCTGAACTTCCTGCGGGTCAAACAACGGCTGACCAATAGGATTCATGTGCAGATGTGAGCTTACCGGTGATTCCCAGATAGTCCACACATCGTCAAGCTTTTCGTTCCTAACTTCAACGACTTCATCACCGACTACTTCTGCGTACAAGCCGTCGGGGAATTGTGCTTTGAGTTCGTTCCCAATTTCCACACTCTCGTAGTAATAAGCACATGGTCGAAGCCAGATACACTGAGTAGTGATGCGATTAGCGTCGTCGCTTTCATACCCTTGTGGGTCACGGGAATAACGTTCATACGAACTCGCGTCCGTCCGCCCGTCAATATTTCTCCCGGTTCGCGCTCGGGCCTCGGTGATGTGCTCATCGAATTCTAGGATTAAGTAAGGTGTATCCTTTTGCGTACGCGCGTATGGTGACACCTTTACGTGGTCTACGCCATACACCTTAATCTTAATTCGACTCTTTGGTGTGTCTTCCATGCCCGCGAAGACAGATACCTTTTCCTCAGTTTCTACCTTCTTGATGTTTGGTGAAGAGCATTCGGGACAAACTTCAGCATCTTCTGAGACTGAAGCATCACACCGCTGGCACTTCCACTCGATGTGCTTTTCGGTCTGGTCCTTATACTTTGGCGTCGCGACGGTGCCGTATTCCTTATCCTCATCGAGGTAATGATAGGCGGCGACTAACGGGGACACCCACGCGAGATACACCGCATATGAATAAAGAAGTTCGACATCGTTGTGACGCTGAATCAATAAAGCTGCGGCGCTATAATTCTTCGCGGTGTCGATGTCGTTTGCATTCTTTGCATCATCGGGCAGGAAGTTTACGCCTGGAACTTCGATGGTGAGTGCTGCAATAACTGCTTCACCATGTGCTCGATAGACATTATAAACGCGATTCTGGTCGTCTTCGTCGGATTCGTAATCTGGGGATTCGTGGAATGCACGGTAGTCATGCGCAAGGTGGTCATAGTACAATCTCTGATATCCCCGAAAGAAATACTCACCCTTCTTCTTCAGGAGCAGATGGTCATCACGAATCGTTTCGTGTTCACGCTCGAATCCTCGGGAGATGTTGAGGATATGGCTACCGAGTTCTTCGCTCACTTCATCCTTAACATCTTCCCGAGAATCTGAGGCCATGAGCTTTAGTCCTTCTTCTTGTCATCCTTAACAACAACGACGGGCGTCTGCGTTGCAACCGGTGGTGCCTTTGCAACGGGAACCTTCTTCGTTGAATCTGCTGCTGGCTCGCCGCCCTGAACCGGAGGAACGACGTTTCCGGAATCATCAACCTTTGGCTGACCCGTTCCGGTACGCGTTACCTGCAATTCATTCGCTTCGGATTCTTCTGCCAGCCGTGCAAGTTCCGCTTCGATTTCTTCTGGCGTAGCCTGCTGTTCAGCAGAAAGCTTTGCAACGTCGTGCAGAGTAGCGCCCCAATTGTATCCGGGGAATTCGGTGGTCTTGAGAAGCTCACCAAACTCAGTGGCTACCTCAGGATAGAATTCCTCAAACCACTTGACTTGCATATCCTTGAACACTGACGGCTCAGCCTTTGCTACCCTAAGTGCCACGCCAGCCTTTACTGCAACTTCCTGGCGACGGTTCTCCATCGCACAAATGTCATTTACATCGTACATGTTAGGCTCCCTTTGTAAACACGCCGGGCTTACGTAATGATTTCTTGGACGCTCGCCCAAG